CGCCAGGATATATTTTATCAATTTGATCTTGAATATCAGATCTAGTTGGTAAAGATACTTGAGGAAAGAACATCTTTAACATAATGGTCTGACTTCTAAATCTGAAGACAACGTTAACAATATTGCCAGTTCTTGCTGGCATTCTCACTGCTTCTTCAACTGGTCCAGGACATTCTTTTATGCCATGAACTGGACACTCTTCACCTTTATGATTGTGTATACAACCTTTCTTTTCATCTAAAGGAGTTTTTGATATCAGTTGAATTTCTTCTTTCTTTGTCTTCTTAACACAGTTTGGATATCTCTTTCCAAACATAGTTTTCATACCTTTCTTCTCATAACCTTTCCAGCATGCTTCATCAAGCATATCGCTACCAATACCTTTTGTAGCGGTTAAAGGTTCTGGTGTTATGATATCTACAGATTCATAATCTGTTGCAATGTAATTATCTCTCCAATTAGAGAATTCTTCTTTCTTGGTGCTATTGCCCCAATTCTTTGCACCTTTTTTACGACATTTGACAAGTGCTCCTGACGCATATGCACTTGGCCAAACTTTGTAGCGTGACTTGACTTTATGATAGCAAGCGTCTTTTTCTCCCGCTGCCTCATCAATTTCAATTTCATCACCTACTTCAACATTATTTTCTGCGAACCATCCACGATTTACTTCTAAAGCACACAGAACTTCTCCTTCGGAAGTTACTGGTATTTCGTCATACGGTTCTAATTGTTTGATGCTTTCGACTATTCCATCCTCTGTGATGAAAGCAATGTCAAGAGGAATTTTTGTTTCTTTCATATAGAAGGATTGCTGCTCAACTTCTTCAAAGATGAATAGCATTCCACTGTTAATATCCAAACTTTCACGGAACATAAGTCCCAAGTTAAAATCTCTAATATCACTAGGGATTTCTATATTGAGTGGTAGAGTTATAAATTCTTCAGTTTTCACGTTGATTGCCTTCCCTGAACGATTTGGGTTTGGATCTTTTTTGTTCTTTCTACGAAAAGCTGCTTGCTCCTCATCTTTAGAAAGATTGCGCTTCATTTTACTGGAACCACATTTTGGTTTTGTAGTTTGTCCTGGTTGTTTAGCACAGGGTTTTCCTGCATATTTACCGCCCAATTGAACCCAACCAGGCTTCCCATCAGAAGACTTACTCTTGCCAAACCAGTCACGCAAAGAACTATCACCACTTTTCGATTCACTCACTTCTCCATTACCATTACCGTTTTTATTATCATCAACGGAATGTCCATTTTCTTTACGAAGCATTCCCTCTGGGTCTACCATAAAACCCTTAGGAATTGCTTTACATACTTTATCAGTATAGCAGTAATATTGTCCTGCTTTACATTTACCGTTCTTAGCCATTCAACTAAAAGAGTGCCTACTCCTTGTTATTTATCACTCCAACCTTCTTTAATTTTTTAAACGTTTTATGCTTCCAATGCAGTAAAAACTACTTTAAAAGTTGTCTCTGATGAGAATGTTGGATGACCAATTAATCTAAGTGCTCCACCACTAATATCAGATGAGAATGTAGCAACTCCAATTGGTTGATTTATTATGCCATACTCAGCCTGATATGTATTAGTTCCATCGTGAATAATATTAATAGTTGACATATTATAATTACTTCCTCTTGTAACCTGAACCTGATAGTTTGCAGATCTATATGTAGATGCACTTATAGACATAACCACAGCAGCACTGGTACTGGTTGTAGTAAGAATACCTGATTGTATATCTCCAGCAATTAATTCAAGATTAGTAGCCGATACTGGTGCAAATGTAAACTCTTGAGCAGAAGCATCATACCTTAAAAATCTACCATCACCAACATTACTAGCATCAACATCAGTTAAATCTACAAGTTTGCTTTGTCCACTAATTGATGTGCTTGCAATACCAACCCATTTCGCTCCATTGTAAATGAGTAATTGATTAGTTCCTGTGGTTTGGTCAAAGGTAACATCATCCAGATCCTTGATGAATCCAGCACCGCCACCGCCAATGGTAGCAATTTGTTGCTGAATTCGGTTTATGAATAGTTTATAGTGATTTTGTAATTGATCAATAGTTACAAAATTTTGATCCAGAGGAGTTAATGGATCTGCAGAATTTTTTGTTGATGCATCTCCTGGCAGAGTTGGATTATCCTCTTTTAATAATGCTTTCTCATTAAACTCTGTGAGAATTTTTTCAATATAAACTACTTTTTCTGATAAAGATTTATTCTTTTCCTCAATAGAATTAATTTGAAGTCTCTCTATAACATCTTTTACTTCTTCTTTAATACTCTCAATATTTTCATTTTGTTTTTTAATATGCTTCTCATTAACAACTAAATTAAGTTCCAAGTCCTTAATTTGATTGGACATATTTTCTTCAAATTCCCCTACTTCATTTTTGAGAATGTCATAGTATTTTGTTGTACTAATGTCTAGAACATTTTGCAGTTCTCTTACATCTTCTGCGATAGTTTCTTCAAAGAACGAAAATTTCTTAGAGAACTTATCAAGTTCTCCAGAGTATTCCTCTAATTTTTTGTTTTCATGAATTTCTCTATTTTTAAAATCTTTGTAGAGAGAAGTATATACATTAGATATCTCTCCTATTTTTTGTTTAGAATCATCAATAGTAGATTGCAATTCCTGAACCTTCGATTCAACTAATGAATCAATATCAGAGGTTTTTTCTGTAACGTCATTGGACAGAAGTTCAATTTTTTCTTTGATAAACTCAACTTCTTCTAATACATTTTTTTCTAATTGCTTTACTTCCTTTTCGGATTTAAGTTTAGTTTCTACTAATAGATTGCTATACTTTGGAATTTCATTTTCGGTGAATTCTTTCACCATTAAGTTTAATTTATTAATCGCCTCATCGTAAGCAGAAACTCTCTGCTCAGTCTTTAGTTCAGTTTCTGCAAAAAGTTTTTTGTACTTTGGAAACTCTTCATTAACAAGATTACTTACAGTCTCATTGACATCTTTTGTTGTCCGCTTTAAGTCTTTCTTTAAGTCTGATACTATATTTTTATTAACTGTCTTAACATCTGCTAAGGCACTGTTTACTTCTCTATTGACATCTTCTCTAATACCATCAAGGTCTTCTTCTACTAGACCCTTAAAATTTGAAAATCTAGTATCAAATCTAATTTCGGATTCTGATACTAATTTCTTATAACTTGGAATATCAACATCTACAAAATTTTCTACAGTCTGGGAAAGGTTTGTAAAATCTTCCTTTATTTTATCAATGGTGTCACCATTAACACTCTTTATTCTTCCTTCAATTTTTTTGATGGATTCTTCAACAAAAAGAAGATGAGCAACCATTGCTTCATCTAGATCATCTTTATTGATCAGTCCTCTAATATCTTCTTTTACTTCTGATATTTCTTTGGAAATACTTTCAACTCGATCAACATTTTCCTTAAAGTTCTCAACCGTAAGCGAAAAGTCTGATATAGATTGTATATGATTTAAGTTAGTTTTAAAAGCACTAAAGGCCTCAGATACTGTTTCAATTTTTTCCAAAGAAACATTATCCTTGATCTTGTCAAAGTCGTTCTTATTCTTACCAAAAAAATCTGCAGGCTTCTTTAATGCCACGTTTAATATAACTCCGTCTCTATTATTTATTCTCTTCTTTTGCCCCCTGTTTTAACATCTTCGCAAGTTCTGCAGTAGATCCAACGAAGAGTGCATTATTAACAGTAGAAGGCCCGCGAGATTGTTTTTCTTCTTCAACATCCTTCAGTTTTTTCTGAAGATCCATTAACTTATCTGTGGCATCAGCAACGTTTTTAATTAATTGACCTGCAACTTCATATGCTCTAGGCATTTCACTTTCTTGTGCAAGTTCTAAAATACCATTGATTGCTTCTTGTCCCTTTTCAATTATACTGTAAAGATTACCCCGTGTATAATTATAGTCTTTTTTAATATCATCTGAAGTTTCTTTCACTTTTTCAATTTTAGCACTAACAACTTCAGATTGCACAATGTCTCCTTTAACATTGAATTCATCATTTAAAGTATCAAATTTGCTTGTCATGTTATTGTTCCACTAAATCCAAAATCATCACCCTCTTCAATTAATGCATTATCAGCAGCATTGATAACATGTATTTCTGCCCCTCTAAGATGTTCAGTTGCAGTTGTCTTATCTTGTGCTCGCAAGACAGTGAGTTTATTGCCAGTGATTGATTTAATGAATAGTTCTTCATCATCAATAGCAATATAGGATTTGGCAGTCAGACCACTTATACTCTCAACTTCAATTATTTTATTAGTTTTGGTAATATCCACAGATACGGTAGTGGCAGCATCCCCAGTATAACTTTTAATTGCCCTTGGAACAGAAGAGTAACTGAGTTCTCTTGTTGCATTCGATACATCAGTTCCAGTAAGATAACTGACGGTAGATCTCTTGATAATATCCTTGGTTGCAGAGGTAGCGGGACCAAACAGATATGTTTTTGCAGTAAATCTTAAGGTATAAAGAAGAACTCTTCTTGTTGTAAAATCTCCATCATAATCATCTTGCATGGTGATATTCTCAAGAATTACTGGAATATCACGTTTCTCCTGTATTGAATCAACTAATTCAACGGTTAAATTATATGCTGGTTGAAAGTATGGTAAAATTTGTTCCACAATTTGTAGAGCATCATCATTTAGTTTTGTCATAATACTCAGTTCAAATTGCATATTATATGGAACTGGCATATATATTTTTTTAGACTCAGATCCATCATCTGGGTCTTTTACTGTATATTGTTGTGTTGTTGTTACTTTTCTTGCTGAATCATAGGTCATTCCAGTAAACTCAAATGCCATCCTTGGTAATGTAATTGCAGTCGCTTTATTGAGATCTGACTGCTGTTCAATTCTTGCAAGAAACTTTTGAGTTGGTCCATACGACAAAGGAACCCTGATAGTGTTGATCACATTATCGGAGGAATTAGTTTGTTTGATGGTTAATGAATTAAAAAGAGTACCGAAAGATACAATGGTTCTCCTCAAAATTTCGTTATAAAAATATTCAAACATTGTTTGTCCTTATGGAATTACGATATACTAAGAGTGATATTATTTATGGCATTCCAAATGGGTTTTGCTCACTAAAGTCTATAATAGAATCTGCTTCAATTTCTATATTAATATTATCTGCAAAACCATCGTCAGTTGGATTGATATTAAGACTTCTAAGTTCGTGTGAAGCACCTGACGTAGATCCTGTAATAGTTTCTCCTGGAATAAATTCTCCCGTTACAGACGCAACTTCAAGGACACTATCATCAGAATTCCAAACTCTAACTGTTGCAGTAGAAGCACTTACTGATCCAGTAACAGTTTCATTAAACACAAAGTTTCCAGACCCAGATCCTTCAGCAGCTGAAATAGTTATTTCTGGTTCGATTATATATCCATAACCAGCATCAAGAATATTTACATTTGATATAGTTCCAGCGGTGCTTACTGTTGCAATTCCCGTAGCAGTAGTAATACCAGAAATCTGCTCAATATAATTTTTCTCAGATACTTCGTTAGAAATAGTTATCGTGGGAGCTGACAAATATCCACCACCACCAAAAGTAACTGCGATTCCAGTTACAATACCGCAGTTTTCTCTACCAAATTCAAATACAGAGGTTGCAATGCCAACATTTGTGGCAGACTCTGACATAGTTAGAGAATTAGATCCAATGGATTGTACAAAGATATCTGCAGGTATGAAGTTGTATGGTTTGTTATATCCAACACTCATTCTCACTCTATCTCCTACAACAATATTAGTTGTAGTAATTCCAGTGATAACACTAGATCCTATACCAACTGTTCCTCCAGTCTTGACTGATGTAGATCTAATCGTTGCAATTCCAAGTGCTCTAAATTGCTCATCAGCACCTCCAGATCCTGCTATAGTGACTGTTGGAGTAGTTAAGTATCCAAATCCACTATTACCTATGCTAATAGTGTTAACAGTGCCTGCAACAGATACTGTTACTGTAGCAGTTGCTTGTACTGGAGATGGATTTCCCGAGAAAGAAATACTAGGTGCTACTGTATATCCAAGACCAATAGTTGCTCCAGTACCAACACACCATGGATCGGTAGTGCTATTAAATCCAACTGATGTAATAATACCGGTTATTGGATGAATCGTTGCAATACCAACGGCAACTTGAGTCGGGGCATCCATGACTCCAGACGTGGAGATTGCAACCGTAGGTGCAGTTGTATATGCTCTACCAGTAGTACTAAATGCAACAGAACTTGGATTTACAGAAGAACCAGCAATACCTATTGTTGCAGATGCAAAACTAAATCCTGGATGAGCAATGAATACTGATGGAGCACTTGTATAGAATTTACCTCCAGTAGTAATTGCAAGAGTTTCTACTGTACCTCCAGTTTGTGATAATTGGTCTAAAGTTGCAGTTGCTTGTGCAGCGTTTCCTGTTCCTGTAGGTAGTGAAAACACAACCAAAGGTGCTGTTTTGTAGAATACTCCACCAGTTGTTCCTCCTGGAAACAGAAATTCTGATGCACCAATACTTACAGTTGCAGAAACAACACTAACACCACCACCAACTACAGGAGAATCTAGGGTTGCTGTTGCATTTGCACCGACATGTTTTGGTCCAGATAATGTAACTGTTGGTGCAGTTGTATAACCAGATCCTCCTGAAGTTAGTGTAACTATTCCAACACCACCTGTTGTGGAAATACCTACTGTTGCACCAGCACCAGCACCACTATTTGAAATAAATCTAACACCTGGTGGGCTTGTATATCCACTACCAGAATTTAAAATTTGAACTTGTTGAACTGATCTTGCTCCTGGATTAGCACTTTGATTGCAGACATTAATTCCTCCAATCATAATAGCAGTTGCGATACCAGTAACTCCATTTGTTGGAGCAGACGATATTGCTACTCTTGGTGCCCT